CCTACACTTACTGCATCAGGCGATGATTCGAATATAGGAATTTCCTTAGCAACTAAAGGAAGTGGAGTTATTAAAGCTGAAGATAGTGGCGGAACAGTTTCTGCAGTAAAAATCGCAGGAACAGAAACTATTTTTGTTCCAGCACAAGCAATGTTTGGAACAACAACAAATGGAGCTGACGCACAAGCAGTTGAAACTACAGCTCTTCGACCTGAATTAAAGGTTTTAGATTTTGATGCCAGCACAGCTGAGTATGCACAGTTTTCTATTGCAATGCCTAAATCATGGAATTTAGGTACAGTAACATATCAAGTTTTTTGGAGCCCAAGTAATACGAATACGGATAACTGTATTTTTGGTCTTCAAGGTGTTGGTGTTGCCGAAGGTGGCACAGCTGATGTAACTTTTCCAACAGGTACAGAAGTCACAGACGCTGGAATCGGAACTATAGAAGATGTACAAATGACTGCCGTGAGTGGTGCAATGACAATTAAAGACACTCCAGCTGACAATGATTATACATTTTTTCAACTTTACAGAGATGCAGCAGATGGTAGTGACACCTTTACTGGTGACGCACGAGTGATGGGAATTAAATTATTCTATACTACTGACGCTGCTAACGACGCATAGGAGTTTACAGTATGAAAAATATAAACGACTTACATACAACAGGTAAGAGTTCAAGAAATATACAATCAAAGAAAACAAAAGGTTTTGGATATCAAGTTTTAGGATTTGGATCTGGTGAAGAAGCAGGTCCTGATTATGTAACTGCAACGGGGGGAACTGAAACTACTTCAGGTGATTGGAAAATTCATACATTTACAGGACCGGGAACTTTTGATGTAACCGCAGCTGGGGCCGTTGCTGGTTCAACTACAATGGATTATCAGGTAGTGGCAGGTGGTGGTTCCGGGGGAGTTACAACCCCCCCTAATTATGGTTCCGGAGCCGCAGGTGCTGGAGGTTTTAGAGAATCTGTACCAAGTCCAGCCGCATGGACAGGAAGTCCTATAGCCGATTCAGGGAATGCTCAGACAGCAATAAAACAAGCTTATCCAATTACAGTTGGTGCCGGAGGACCAACTAACGCGGGGCCTTATACGGATGGAACGGATGGAAATGACTCTGTTGGAATTGGAATAGACTCTACAGGTGGTGGCGCTGGTAGAGGTGGTGGTGGGATAGGCCATCCTGGTGGATCTGGTGGTGGCACTGGTGATACTGGTTTCCAACCAGTTGCTGGTGGAAGTGGAAATGCCGGAGGTTATTCTCCCCCTGAAGGACAAGATGGTGGTAGTAACCTAGGTTCAATCATAGGTTCTGGTGGAGGAGGTGCTGGTGGTGCAGGCGTTACTTCTACTGCTGGTGCTACAGTCTCAACTGATTTTAATGGTTCATCAACTTCATATTCTGGTGGTGGTACGGGTGGTCGTCCTGGTCCTGGTGCATCTGGTGGCGCTAATACAGGGACTGGTGGTTCATCTATCCAGGGTGGTACTGGGGGTAGCGGTGGCTCAGGAATTGTAATTATCAGGTATATTTATCAATAATGGCTCATTTTGCAAAAATAAACGAGAGTAATGAGGTTTTAACAGTTTTAACTGTAGACAATAAAAGTATACTTAATTCTGATGGAGAAGAAAGTGAAACACAAGGTCAACATTATTTAGAAAAACATAATAATTGGCCTTCTAATTTATGGATTCAAACATCTTATAACACCATAGCTGGAAAACATTATAAACCTAATTCAAAAGAACTCTCAGACGATCAATCTAAAACACTACGAGGACATTTTGCAGGGATAGGTAATATTTGGGACGCAGCAAAACAATTATTTTATAAACCTCAACCTTATCCAAGTTGGACTTTAAACACTACAACTGCTCAATGGGAACCCCCTACTCCTATGCCAGATTTGGCGGAAGGGGAAAAAGGAGTGTATACATGGAATGAAAAAAATCAAAGTTGGGATAAAGAAGTTTATTTATAAAATTGACATTAAAAAATAGTTCTTTTATAAAGAACTAGTTATGCAGAAGAAAGTATTATCAGAAATAGTTATATACAGCGGTGAAGTAAAAATGCCTGAAGGCTTTGAAATAAGTAGAAAAAAACTTTGTGCCGATATATTAGATTCTCCAGCTCAATGGGCTAATGTTAATAGCCAAAAAAATATTTATTATAAAAATAAAGATTGTAAAATTCCTTTTTCAAGATCGTTAGATATATTAAATACGTATCTGAGAGAAAATTTTAATTTAAAATATAAAATAAAAATATCAGAGCATTCTTCTTTTGGAAATGTTTATCAGCCTCAAGAACAATCTTTTTTACGTCACCAAGTTAATCCTTTGGATTTAAAAAATTCTCCAGATTTAACCATGATTTATGGGGTTAATATCGCTCAAAATTCCTGTGATCTTGCAATTGAATATAAAGATAATAAGAGAAGTGAATTAAGTTGTCATATTCCTTTAGAGAATAATAATTTTATAGTGTTTCCTTCTATTCAAAAATATATGATCACTACTAATCAATCAAATCAAATCAATTGTATATTAACTACTACCTTTTATATTATAGGATGAACTTAAATAATTATTTTTGGATATTTAAAGAAATTATACCTCCTCGCATTTGTGACGAGATATTACGATTAGGTAAATCCAACTCTCCTGTTGTAGCTGTAACTGGCGCCTTTTCTGATAAAGGCAATTTAAATAAGAAGCAATTAAAGAGTTTAAAAAAAAAGAGAGATTCAAATGTAGTTTGGTTAAATTCGAGATGGATCTGGAATTTAATCCAACCACTTGTATATTTAGCAAATCATGAAGCAGGCTGGAATTTTCAATGGGATCAATCTGAAGTGCCTCAATTCACAAAATATAGTAGAGGACAATATTATGGATGGCACTGCGATTCTTGGGACAAACCTTATCATAGTCCAGGAAAAGCAAATCATAATAAAATAAGAAAAATTTCTACTATTCTTTTATTGTCTGATAGTTCAGAATATAAGGGAGGTGAATTGGAAGTTAATACAAGACAAAATGATCTTGATGAAAAAAAAGAAATTGTTGCACGAGTAGAAAGCTTCAAAGGTAAAGGAACAATAATTTGTTTTCCTTCATTTTTGTGGCACCGCGTTAGACCTATAACAAAAGGAATAAGATATTCTCTGCCTACATGGCATTTAGGATGTCCTTGGAAGTAAAAATATGTTAAAAAATTACCGACTTATTCTACTTATTTAAAAAAACTTTTTATGACATTCAAAAAAAATAAATATAAAATTGTTAAACAAATTATCTCTAAACAACTGTCTTCATTTATTTCACATTATTTTTTAAAAAAGATGAGGGTAGCACAGTATTTATTTGATCATCGATATATATCTCCTTTTACAACATATTGGGGAGTGTGGAATGATACCCAAGCTCCTAATACTTATTCTCATTACGCTGATGTAGTTTTTGAAAATTTGCTTGAAGGATTAACTGAAAAAATAGAAAAAGAATGTGGCTATAAATTATATCCAACTTATTCATATGCTAGAATTTATAAAAAAGGAGACACGCTAACGCGGCATAAAGATAGAAAGTCTTGTGAACTTTCAGGAACATTGCATATAGGGGGAGATAAAAAATGGTCTATTTATTATGATCCAAGTGGCTCACGAGGACAATCAGGAGTTAAAATTGATTTAAACCCTGGAGATTTATTACTATATAATGGAGACAACGAACATTGGAGAACATCTTATAAAGGCAAATATTATTGTCAGGCATTTTTACATTATAATAAAAAAAATAAAAAAAATATATCTCTCAAATTTGATGGTCGTCCTTTCTTAGGACTTCCGGTATGGTTTAAAGGCTTTACATTACCTAAAAAATAGTTTATATAATAAAACTGGTGGGGGGAAATGCCACCACATTTTCCCTTGCTTTTAAAGTTTGAAATCCTTTTAGATCTGATATAAACCATAACAAACAGGTTTTAATATGTTACAAAAAATAGGATTCTTACCCGGATTTAATAAACAAATTACACCTACAGGAGCCGAAGCTCAATGGACTGGAGGGGAAAATGTTCGTTTTAGATATGGCACACCAGAAAAAATAGGAGGGTGGTCTCAGTTAGGAGACAAAGCTTTAACAGGCGCGGCTCGAGCTCTTCATCAAATGGTTAACAAAGAAGGGATTAAATATTCCATCATTGGAACCAATAGAATTTTATACGCTTATACAGGAGAAGCCTATTATGATATCCACCCAATTAAAACTGACTTCGGAGCCTTAACCGACAAACTAGCTTCTACTAATGGGTCTGCTATTCTTACCATTACTTTATCTACAACCGCGGGAATGACAGCAGGAGATATTGTATTACTTGAAAGTGTAACTCCTCCAACAAGTTCAGGTTATTCGGCTTCTGATTTTGATGGTAAAACATTTATGATAACCGAAGTAGTCGATTCTACTTCAATTACTATTACTATGGGCTCTAACGCAAGCGCAACTGCTACGGATGGAGACCTTTCTGTTAAGTGGTACTATCCGGTAGGACCGGCTGAACAGGTTGGTGTTTATGGATGGGGTATATCTCAATGGTCTGGAACAGTAACAGCTCCTCAAACGACAACTTTAAATGGAGCTATTACTTCTACTGGTGCAACGACTGGTATTACATTAACCAGTTCATTAGGTTTTCCTACCAGCGGGACTAGTGAAATAAGAATAGGCACAGAGGATCTTAGTTATACTGGAATTAGTTCAAATGTATTAAGTGGAGTTGTTCGAGAAGTTAATGGAACAACAGCTGCTCTTCACTCAGATGGAGCGACCATTACAAATATTACTGACTATAGTGCATGGAACGAAGCCTCTTCTACAACTGATAAAGTTGCAGAGCCTGGTCTATGGTCTTTGGATAATTTAGGAAGTACTCTTTTAGCTTTAATTTTTAATGGAGCTGTATTTGAATGGGATTCAGATTTAAGTAATGCCACAGATACAAGAGCTACAATTATTTCTGGTGCACCAACAGCGTCCAGAGATATGTTAGTATCAACTCCGGATCGTCACTTAGTTTTATTTGGAACAGAAACCACAATTGGAGATACGTCTACTCAAGATGATATGTTTCTTCGTTTCTCTTCTCAAGAGGATATAACGGACTGGACACCTACCGCTGTTAATACCGCTGGCACACAAAGACTGGCTGCCGGCTCACGGATCATGGGAGCCACACTTGGTAGAAATGCAATTTACGTA